CCGCCGGCCCACCGGGCGGGGAGCGCGGAGCCGCCGATCTTGGCAGTTTTTTGCACGAAAACGACCTGATTTGCCGACATGCGACATGATTCTACCCATCAATATTCGGAATTCTCGACGGGTATTGGCTCTGAGACGAAAAAATTAGCGGAAATTAATGCCGATGCTCAAGTTCCACCCTAAATCCCCCATCTTCCGAATCACTCGGATCCAGCAATGAATTTCCGGTTTTCAAATTCATCATTTTTTCATCATTTTTTTCTTTCAAATTTTCTTCCGAACGGCAGCCCATGCACACACCCCCTAGCCCCCCCTTAAAGGGGGGCGTAGGGTGTGTGCATATTGGGCTAATCGTCAGAATTTTTTCGATTTCGATTTGGGCTTGGGTTTCGGGTTTGGATTTCAGTTCTCATTCCGGTCGAGACATGAATCTCGCTCCGGCAAAATAATATTTGACAACTTTCGGGAAAACGCTTTAATTGGCCGCATGGAAAACGTCATACGCCCAGACCACATCAACACCGAAGCGTCACGCACTGAAGCATCCCGCGACTGCAAGCCGCTCAAGGTTCCATTTGATTCCGTGGATCGCATCGCCAGTGCGTTAGAGCGGATAGCCGACACCTTGGAATCCGTTGCAGGCCCAAGCAAAAAAATCGAAGTCGGCAGGGAAATTGTCGGCACTCAATCGACGGGCGAGGGTTCGGCATCGGCTTCGAAGCCGTCAACTCTGTTCGACCACGTTGCCAAGGCCGGCCCGCCGAGGCATCCTACAGCGGACGAATTGGCGGTGGCGTATGGCGAATTTTGCAATTTGTTCAAGAACGATGAAGAATTGCAATTCTTGATTAGCTTGCTAACCGATACGCTCTCAACCGCGGGCGTGGAAAAGTTTAGCGATTTGGAAACAGGCACGAGCAGGCTTCACGTCCTCCGGTGCCTGAGGCGTCTGGCAGCTGGATTCGTTGATGGCGGAATCCCTGCTGCGACGATGATTCTTGAGACCATCGTCAGCGAGTCGCAGTTTGATGTCTAATGCCGGATGTTGAAGGCTTCGATTTCACCGAAGGCGTTAGCGGCCCGTGGCTGGCTCAAGCCTTCGGAGTAACCCAGCAGACAGTCAGAAATAGGCTCGCGCTCTGCGCCAAGCGGAAGGTCCGCGGGCGCGGCGTGATGTATAATTTCAAGGAAGCGGTGGCGTATCTCACGCCGCATCCGAAGGCCTCAATCGAGGAATATCTCGACACGACGGATCCGGGCGACCTGCCGATCCGGTTCCAGAAGCAGTATTGGGAAATGCGCAAAAAGCGTCTCGAAGTCGAGAAGATCGCGGGCGAGCTTTGGCACACGGACGACGTGCGGGACGCATTCAGCGAGGTCTTTCAGCAGATCAAGGCGGTCTGCCAGCTTTGGCCCGACGACGTGGACCGGGCCGACGGGCTGACGACCGAGCAGCGCAAGACGCTGGTTCAACTGTCCGACTCGTTCCAGGACGCGATTTACGCGAAAATCGAGGACACGATGACCAAGCGCGATACGCGGAGCGCGTTCCAGGACATCGAAGACGAGATCGCGGGCAAGCCGCAGGACGAGGTTAAGGAATCGCCGAAGCCCAAGGCGAAGCCGCGGGCGAAAGCGTCTTCGACCGGCAGCGTTCAGGATCGGCTTCGGGGATTGATGTGAAGCGTCTCGAGGGCATAGTGATGGAAACCGCGCAGGCGGTGCGGTCGCCGGAGCGCCTAACGGTTTCGGAGGCGAGCGAGAAATACATCGTCTTGAACAATCCCGGATCCTTCTCCGGATACTGGAAGAATTCGATGGCTCCGTATCTCGTGGAAGTGATGGATTCGCTCACCAGCTACGATTTGACGGGTGTCGTCATGGTGGCGCCGGCGCAGTGCGGCAAGACGCAGATCTGCGTCAACTGGATGGGCTACTCGATTATTTGCGATCCTTTGAATTTCATGCTCGTGGAGAAGACTCAGACGACGGCGCGGGACTTCTCGCGGATGCGCTTCGACAGCTTCATTCAGCAATGCCCGGAATTGCGCAAGAGACTCGCCCGCAAGCAAGATGACAACGTTCACGACAAGAAATTCAGTTCCGGATGCACCGTTCTCCTGTCATGGCCGACGAAGAACAATTTGGCCGGCAAGTCCATTCCCAGACTCGCGCTCACCGATTACGACCGGATGAGCCAGGACATCGACGGCGAGGGCAATCCGTTCGACCTGGCTAATGCTCGTATGACGACCTTCGGGCACTTCGGCATGGTGATGGCCGAATCGTCGCCTTCCTTTCCGATACAGGATCCGCGGTGGAGCGCATCGACTTCGCACGAAGGTCCGCCGTGCGAGGGAATCGTGAGCCTATACAACCGCGGCGACAGAAGGCTCTACTACTGGCTCTGCGTGGATTGCGGACAGGCGTTCGAGCCTGACTTCCGCCTTTTGCGCTGGCCTGAGACGGAAAACATTCTGGAAGCGGCCGAGCAGGTCTACATGCCCTGCCCGCACTGCGGATCCATCTATCACCACGAGCCTCAGGGCGCGAAGCCCGGCAAGCACGGCATGAACCGCGACGGGCTGTGGATTCGAGACAATATGCGCTACGTGAAAGGAGAAGGGCTTGTCGGCACTCCCATCCGGTCGAAAATCGCATCGTTCTGGCTCAAGGGGCCGGCGGCGGCGTTCAAGACGTGGACGGACATGACTTTCAAGTATTTGACCGCCAATGCGACTTGGGAGCGAACCGGCGCCGAGGAGGACTTGCGGACGACGATAAATGTTGACCAGGGCCTGGCCTACCTGCCGAAGTCGCTTGAGACGGAGCGCGTTCCCGAACGAATCATGGCAAGGGCCATTCACATGGGGACGCGGACGGTTCCGACACCGGTCCGCTTTCTCGTCGCCGCGGTCGACGTTCAGAAAAACCGCTTCGTGGCGCAGGTTCACGGAATCGCGGACGGCAACGATATTTACGTTATCGACCGCTTCAATGTCCGCTTTTCGCTGGATCCCCACGAGGACAGGCCTGATCAGCAGCGCATCGTGCGGCCTCACTCGGAGGCGAAGGACTGGAGATTGCTGCTGCGCGAAGTCATGCTCAAGTCCTACGAGATCGACGACGGCACGGGGCGCGAAATGGCGATCAAGTGCGTCGTATGCGACTCCGGCGGTCTCGACGGGACGACGGCCAATGCATACGCATTCTGGCGCTGGCTGCGCAACGGCCCGAATCCTCGGGACGACGATTACGCGGAGTGGGAGCATGAATGGACGCCCGGCATGGGAGCGCGCCTCGCGCTCTACAAGGGCGACGTGCGGACGGATTCGCGGGCGCGGGTTACCTATCCGGACTCCGGCAAGAAGAGCGACGCGGGCGCGGGCGGCGAGATTCCGGTTCTGGCCTGCAACGCCAATCTGCTGAAGGATCAACTTGACGGGCTGCTCGACAGGGACTCCCAGGGCACCGGTCGGATATATTTCCCGAAGTGGCTTGATCTCGACTTCTATAAGGAGCTAACCGCGGAAGTCAGGAATCCTCAAAATTACAAGTGGGAGAATCCGAAGAAGTTCCGAAATGAAAGCTGGGACTTGCTCGTCATGACGCTGGCTATCCTGATTGAGCAGAAATACGTCGGCAGCGAGGGAATGGACTGGGCGAATCCACCCGATTGGGCCGACGTGTGGGATCGCAATCCGCTTGTCACGAAAAAGAAAGGCGACAAGAATCCCATTATCTCGAACCAGCGCACGGTCGACAGGAAGGGTCTGGCGAAACTGCTTGCCTGATTGCGGGAGTGCGGATATGGTGAGCGCATGGCGACGGCGGATCAGAAATTGGCAGAGGCGCAAGCGGCGCTGCACGACCTGTTGACGGGCAGGGCGGTCGCAATGGTGCGGGATCAGTCGGGGGACATGATTCAGTATTCCAGGGCCGACATCGGGAAATTGCGCGCCTACATCCAGGAATTGAAGAACGAGACGCAGGGAAGGACTTCCGCGCCTCTCAAGGTGTGGTTCTGATGAGCCTGCCGGTCGAGCAGCAGTTCAGGCACGCGAGGCTGATGTCGGGAGGCTACCAGTCGGCAAGCCGCTTCGACAACGCATTCGCCCTCTGGACGCCCGGCAACAACGCCGCGGACGCGGAAATTCTGCATGGCAAGGATCTTCTCGACGGGCGATCGCGGGACGTTTCGAGAAACGATGCTTTTGTCAGCGCGGCCATCCGGACGCACCGCGATTCGGTGGTCGGCCCGAAGTTTCGCCTCAATGCCAAGCCCAATTACAAGTTGCTCGGACTGACCGAGGAATGGGCGAAAGAGTTCAGCGAGGAAGTTGAAGCGCACTGGGACGCATGGGCGGAAAGCATCTACTGCTGGCCCGACGCTGCCAGGAAGATGACTTTTACCGAATTGGTCCGGCTGGCGGTCGGCGTTTTTATCACCAATGGGGAATTTCTGGCGACGGTTGAATTCCGTTCGACGGAGAAGGAGCGCCCGCTCTACACGGCCATCAATCCGATTGAGCTCAACCGCCTATGCAATCCGCAGGATCGCTACCCGTCCGGGCAGGACATTCGAGGGGGAGTCAGGATCTCGTCGAGCGGCCGGCCGCTCGGATACTACATCCGTCGCCGGGAAGTCGGCTATACGGGAGCCTACGGCGCGACATTCGACAACTACAAGTGGTCCTACGTCAGAGCCTACGCGCGCTCGTCGGGTCCGCTCGCGCTGCGCCCGCAGGTCATTCACATCCTGGATCAGGAGCGACCGGGGCAGACGCGGGGCGTATCGCAGCTGGTGGCCGCGCTCAAGGAAATTCGGATGCTGCGCAATTTCCGCGACGTGACTCTCCAGAACGCGGTTCTGAACGCGAGTTTCGCCGCGACGGTCGAAAGCGACATGCCGCCAGAGAAAGCATTCGAATCTCTAGGCGCGGTTTCCGGCGACGCCTTCACGGAAGCAGCCGACAAGTATCTCGCCGCGCTCGGCGAGTTCTCGAGGTCTTCCGAGAATCTGAAAATCGACGGCGTGAAGATTCCGTATCTGTATCCGGGCACCAAGTTGAACATGAGGCCTGCCGGCGAAATAAGCGGCGGCGTGGGACTCGAGTTCGAGCAATCGTTTCTCCGCTGCATGGCGGCATCGCTCGACCTGTCATACGAGGAGTTGAGCAGGGACTATTCCGAGACCACCTATTCGTCGGCGAGGGCGGCGCTCAACCAGACGGCGAAGTCCATGCGGGCGAGAAAGTATTCCTGCGCCGACAGATTCGCGTCGATTACATATCGCGTGTGGTTCGAGGAGATTGTCGGCCGGCGCGTTTTGACGACGATGAATCGCGTGCCGAATATTTACGACAACATGAATATGGAGGCGTATACGAGCGCGCAGTGGATCGGAGCGAGCGCCGGGCAAATCGACGAGCTTAAGGAGACGCAGGCGGCAATCAAGCGAATCGAGTCCGGGCTTTCCACCTACGAGAAGGAATGCGCTCGATTCGGAGACGACTTCCGCCACGTGTTCGAGCAGATTTCGCGAGAGCGCGCGCGAATGGACGAGCTTGGACTCGAATTCACGATAGGCGGCCCGCCGCTCGAGCAGGAAGCCGCGGAAGGCGGCGAAGCGGGCGCCGGCGAAGGGAACGCTTCAAAT